GCATCAGATCCAATTTAAGAGGCAGACAAAAACCCACTAAGCTTAGTGGGTTTTTTTTAGTGGGTATTTGTACTCTAGTAATGCAGTACTATTTTCTCCCATAACTTTTTATTAAATGCCAGAGGACGTACCCCACAAGTGTTACCCATATGATCGTGTAGGCAATAAACAAGAGTATTATCATGATTTATTTATCTAACAGTAGTTTAACCAACATCCTGAAAAATAAGCCTACACCAAATAAGACTGCAACGATTACATAAACGGCAACAAATCCTAACATTCTCTCTAATTCCTGTAATAGCGGTTAACAGCCTCAATCAGCATAACAAAAATGAAAAACAAACCTAGAAATATTAAACATCCGATCATGATTGTTAGTATCATTTGCTCCTATATGCCTCTATAACGTGTTTAACTTGATTCCTGGTAGATTGTACCTTTAGAACTTCTAAAGAGTCTTTAAGAGGCTTTTAAGGTGGATTGAGCCAACTATCTAGAAGTAATCCGATAGTTAATAGGATGAGTAGAATTAAAACAACAATGAAAAATGCTTTCATAACCCTAAATAGTCCTTAACCATTCCTGCTAACACAACTATCAAAAAGATTGAAATTACAACAATTAACGCTGTCATAGAATCCTTATAACGTGTTTAACTTGATTCCTGGTAGATTGTACCTTTATACCTTCTAAAGAGTCTTTAAGAGGCTCAGAGGCAACACACAGGAATTATTCACCAAATAACGAATCATATTTTTCTGCTTTGCTGCTATCGCCATAATTTTGTCTGAAGTAGTCATATATACCTGATAGGCAATCAACTAAGTCATTAACTAAAGGTTGTTTTTTTCCATCAAATTTTCTGATAATTTCTACAAACTCACATCTTTCTACACCGTTATTATCGTGATAGAGCATATCAGAAATTACCACTTTACCTTTATTAGCAGCATTGCCAACAGGTATCGCCCTTTGTAATTTGCTCAGTAATGGACGATAACCAAAGACAGTGTAATTATCTAATCTATCTTTCATATACTCTACATACTTGATACCGGATGCTCCTGGTTCAATTTCGATTAAATGTATGCAGCCATAAGGCGATCGCTTAACTACGTCCTCCATATCTGTATCACCTTCCATTGGTGTTAGTTGTGCAGCATTGTAATCTAGGATGATTAGTTTTTCTATGCTTTCATCATAAGCAACTAAAACATCAGCAGAGTAGTAAGCATCAGCATCCGTAGATGAGGCAATGTCATAATATCTAAAATAGACTAATCCATCGTAGTTAGTAACATGATATTTAGTGAAGATTGAAGGTGAAAATATTTTATCACCTCCCTTAAAATCTCCTGGTAAAACGTCTAATTCTTCACTCGCTCTAATTCCATAATATGCATAAACGGATTTGATCCATTCTAATTCACCTTCTAAAGTCCATTCAATCTTATTTTTATTACATATAACCTTATATAAACCATCAGCGATCGCATCTCTAAAAGTTGTAGTAACTAATTCATAAGGCAATTCACCAGCTTCAATTTTTAGAATTAATTTATTAAAATCAGCGTCAATACCCGCATGAGTAGATGTAATAAAGATCCATCCGCCGTGTATCACAGTAGCCATTGCAGCCGCGATTATATCTTCTAGAGGCTCAATCCGATATGCAGCCTCATCTATTACAATGCCATTACCAGGCTTCGCACGTAAGTTATTGGCATTACCAGCAATTGCTGTGATTGTTCTACCATTATTAAATTTGACCTCAAATACATTAATGTTGTTAATGTTGATTGCCTGACTTCTGGCAACAAATTCGAATGCAATGTTCGCAAGTGTAGCCCATTTACGAACATCCTTAATAAATTGCTTTGCTGAGTCTTTATTGTAAGATGTATAAACACAATCCCTAATATCTTGGATTGCATCCATAAAACAAATATAAGACATTACAAAAGATGCGCCAATCTGTCTAGATTTACGCCAAACTATGACTTTTAATTTAAGGTTTTTATCATTTTTAATTCTTACTTTATCAACTTGATATTTCAAAAAATAAGGATCTTTGTCTGCATAAGAGTCATCAATTTTTGAAATATCTACAACTGATTTTTCTTTTTTTGTAATTGCAGACTGAGCATTCGAACGAATAGATTTAAGCATTAGTCTGTTAATGCTCCTTCGACAGCTTGACGGATAAGAGCAATTGCCGTTCTTTCTGTTAAAGAGTCTTTATTAGTATCAGTACGCCCAATAGTTTCTCTCATAGATGCTGTACATTTATCAGCATCAGTTAACAGCTTTTTATATTGATCATTGCTCAAAACTCCATCAGATACCATATGATCTAACGCTTTTAAAAAGCTATCAGTTGTTAAAGCTTCTTTAATAGCCCAAGCTGCGATCGGTCTATCTCTAGTATCAGTTTTGATCTTTCTGCCAACTTGTTTTTCTTCACCATCTTCATCTACAGCATAGATAATCTCATTTGTTATTGTGAGTACTTTCCTACTCATAGGATCAGTCAATTCTGTTACTACTGCCTTAATAGCAGCCATGTAAGCTTCGCTCTTTAGATGAGAACATATAAGATGTTTTAATGATCTATATGATTTGTCAAACTCTTCATCGTTTTTGCACCATGCCATTAGATGATGCATTTGCATATCAACAGATGATAAAGCCTCCGCTATATCAGCAGATTCACAAAGCTTTTCTAAAAATTTCTGTTTTAACGTTTCACTACTCATAATTAAACATGAGATTTTATCAACTTATGCTAATTATAACATAAGTTTTAACTATATTTTAATTTGATTCCTTGTTATTTATTAAAGACTCTTTAACACAGGAATCATATTGAACCATTTGAATTAAATGTTATAGGCACCTTTGTCTGATTGGCGTATTCTTGCCATTTTAAGACTCTTTCTGCTTTAGGTTGATGAATGCTTACAATTTGATTCCATAGAGGCTTTAAAAGGCTTATAGAGGGATCTGGCATACTAATTATTTGCTGCATCGTAGTGCCTAGCCAATTCCCTAATCCGCCATAGGTAGGAGACATTACACTAATTAGCATGAATTGGTAATCCTGATCGTTTAACATTAACGATCTAAATTCATTCCATTTAGGATTGTCTTCTATCGGTTCAATAATTTCAACTTGTGGAACGTTACCAGCGTTTAACCATTCTAAATATTTTCGATAGTCGTTATTATTTACATCATCAGGGATAATAGAATCGCCTAATTTTATAAAACCGTTTGATAATTCAATATACATTTTTAGATCTCAGCATTAAAGGAAAACCGATCAAATAATGCATAAGCATCTCCGCTTGCATTAGCTTGTATTTCATATCGTCCATATTGTGAATTAGTAGCACCAATATTTACAGCCGATAAATTAACCCGTTGTGGGGCATTTAATAATATTGCTGTTGGAGTTGATCGCATTGCAACAGGAAAAATAATAGTAGAACTAGAAAATTGTCCGGATGCTGTTGCCGCGAATCGTTGCGATAAATGCATCTCATGATAGTATCTCTGGCAGATTGAAAACTCTTTTATGGCGCTTCTTTCTTCGAATATTGTTGCTTCTGATCCTGCTTCACATTGAACTAATGCAATTCTAAAATATGCGTTTGTTGTATCTAACCAATTAACACAATTAGGAGATGCTACAAAATTACCAGTGATCCAGCTATTGAGAGTTGATGTTATAAAAGTTGATCCGGTTGCTAATTGCCAAGTTAAAAATAATCCTGATCCGTTTGTATAATTCCAATCACCTAACGATGGAGAACTAGGAAAAACTATATTTTTATATTCCCATTTATTAGCAATAGATATTGTATATTCAATAACGCATGATCGATCCGTTGCTGTTGCACCATTCCTAGCAGATATAGCATAGATCCCAGTTTTTGAAGACTTAACCCAAAATGAAACTATAAAAGGTTTTTGCATTAAATATTTTGCATAAAATCCTTCTATACAATGCCTTAAGCCTGTAGCATCACCGCTTTGAATTGTTGCTGGACTACCTAGATATGCATATTCTAAACAATACTCTGTAAACATTCCAGACTGGAAAAAAGCAGGAGCATCTAAAACTCTGGATGTTCTCATAGATCTTGCTACTGTCGTTGTAGCAATCCATCTATCTGCTAGATATGTGCTAGCAGTAGTAGTTACTGTTAAACCTCTCTGAAATGGGTTAGTGTCAAAATTGCCACCAATAATCCTATTTCTAAAATTTGAATCATCATCTAATATGATTGATCCGGATCTGTCTGGTAGTTTAATGTTTCTTGCTGCTGTTGGTGTCCAGTTGAGAGAACTATTAAAACCATTACGGAATAAAATCTGCCTCAAACTAGAGGCAGAAGATCCAATTCCGATTTGAAAACTGTTATTAATTGAGCCTAAAAAATCACCAAATTTGCTCATTATTTAACTAGGTATAACGTAGTCTACTTGCACTCTAGCGGCTCCGACAGTTGCACCATTAGCAGCATAAGTAATAATTAAATTCTCAGCATTATTAACCGGAATAGTATTAGGGTAAATTTCATAAATTTTTGCCCCTGCAACATCTAATAAATCAACTTGAGTAGAGGCAACATATTTAGAAGTTGTTCCAGCTATACCAACAGAAATTGATGGTGTACCATTAAAAGCGGTATCTACAATTACCCTAACAGCTTTTATAGAAGCGTTAGCTGGTAGGGTAAACATCGCTATAGGGGATGTACTACCAAATACTAATGCTGTGGTGTCTGTAACACCCTGATTGGTTGCACCAGCGTTAGCAATCCAACTTGTATTGCCTGATCCATCTGTTTGCAAAACAAATGCAGCAGTACCGTTATTTGGTGGAAGTCTAAAAGCTGTGTTGCCTGTCATACCGGATGATGGTCTTCCAAATGTTACAGACCAATCCGCACCTGTAGCAGCAGCATCCGAGTTGATAACAATTACATCACCGCTATTATTTAGCTGCGATGCTGTTAAAGCCGCATCAGCATTATCAGCCGAATTTCTAACTAATAAATTACCAGAATTATTTTTAAGATTTACTCCACCAATGCCAATTTGAAATTTAGTTAATAATGTTCCTAATGCGTCAATAATCTTAGACATTAATCAAACCTCAATAATGATAAAACCTGATCCGGTTGTTGCGTTGATTCCTGGTGTGATTGATAAATAAATATTCGTAGGTATTACATAATTTGTAGGGTTATTATTCTCAATCGTTAAAGACTCTTTAAGACTAATGAACTGTGATGAAAACAACTTTTGATAATCAGAGGAATCACCTACAGTTATTAAATGATTATCACCATTGAAAGATTGAAAAATAACTAATTCAACATTTTTAATTAGTCCTGAAAAATTGCTAAAAATAATGATTGGAGATGCATCTCCATAACTAAAACCATACTTAAAAAAACTCGATCCTATATCACCTTTATCGCCTTTAATACCTATGGGTGATAATGTTAGATCAATTGTTTCAGATTCACTTAAAGATATTTCTATAATTGAATTTTCAATATCAAAATTATTATTTTCAATATTGAGAACTAAATCATTATTTGTAGATCCAATGATTAAATCTGTCGGATTATCTTCAATATTAAATACTATTGAATTGTTCAATATTGTGATTGAATCATTATCCGTAATTATTAGATCGCTCATATAATTACAACAGCATCATTAACTTGTACTAATGATGGTTTAACAATAGGATATACTTCACCATTGTTAATTAATTTGACTTCATAAATCCAGCAATTTACACCAATTTTTATTGTTCCATCTTCTAAAAATTTCTGTAATTGTTTAGCTAAATTTGTAATTATTGGGAATGGTTCATCCGGTAAAATTAATTTTTTTGCCTCTATTGTTGACATACTCATACTAGATTTTGAGCCATTAACAGAAACACCGTTAATTAATTTAGGCTCATAAACGATTGTTGAAAATGTGAAAGATGCCATTACATTATTTTCAACACTTGCATAATTTTTTCTGACATTACCAATAAATTGAGAACCTGTTAGATCAATATCTTTAATAAATAGCTGTAAACCATTGCTAAAAGGACTAACACCAAACGCTGATCCTATTTGTAATGATTTGCAGCCTAGATCACTATCAATTAAATGATATGTTGCACACTTCATAGGATCATAAATGGAACGTTAAAGAGTCTGTACAACCGTTCTAATTCTAGATCGTATTCATTTAATTCATTATCAATATGGTTTAATGGTGCTGCTTTTGCGGCATTACCATTTGCATAACTTACACTGTATTGTCCTGATACTGTTCTGGAAGTGATGACACCTGATACACCAGTTTTTACGGCTGCTCTGTTAACTTCTTTATGTATATTAGAAGCAACATAAAGCCTAACAGCGATCGAATAACTATCGCCAAAAATTGTCGGATCTATGAGTTTATAAGCTTCTAAAATTAGCTCATTAATAAACTCATTTGCAGCATTTTTTGGTAAACGATCATATAAGCTTGGATACCGTCTTTTAATTATCGCTGGTGTAACAGGATCAGCCATAAAATTATCCGTTTAATTTGCGCTTTCTGATTGCTAAAATTTGCTCTTTCTGCTTTTCGGCTAATGATGCTATATGTGGTCGTTTTTCGCCCATCATGGCACGTTCGATCCAAGATTCATGCATTGTAGCCTTTACAAGCTTAACAGCATCTAGATCGCTAAAATTGCGGTATCCTGGTTCATAATCATCTGGCTGAACCGGAATCAAAACTTCAATAGCGTTATGTCTAACGTCGGATTGTTTAACCATTCCAAAATTAAAATCAACTTCGTTAGGTTGTTCAGATGGAAAAAATGGATCGTTATACATGAGATAAGATTGATTGATCTTATTCATGCATATTTTTTTCCAATCAACTATTTTCAGGTGTTTAATTTCTTCGGTATCATCTACTGTCATACGATGGATACCAAGATTGGCACCAGGATGAACAAAGAAAGATTCAATCTGTACAGCTTCACCATCTTTTAGGTTTTCTGTATCTTGCATTAACTGGAAGTATTGACCACATCGCATTAACTGACGTTGGCTGATTCCTGTTAGGTCAGAATCCATTAGACCGGATGCAGCCTTAATTCTTCCTGGTGTAAAAATTAAAGCACAATAATCAGCTTCAATTTTAGGCTGATCTTTTTTTAGTTTTTCAACTGTTAGTATTGGTGTAGCCATAGTTAAAGACTCTTTAATGATTTATTAAACGTTACTAGCAATTACACCGCAAGTAGGATCAGTAACAATCACTCCACCAATTCGGGCGATCGCTCTTTCCTGATACATCATATCAGTCCATTGTTGAAATTCGTCCGGGATCTCCATTTCTTTAGCAATGGCAAAAAAGATTGGATACTTCAAAGCGTCATCATCTTCAGTTTCATCAATATCATAATCATCGCTGTCAGGTTCACGATCATAAGGCAAAACTAACATGGCATCCGTGCCATTTTCACCCTTACCAACTAAAGAATTATCTACGATAATTTCTTCAATTTGACCCATTGCAGCTTGATTTTCTAAGAATTGAGACAAAATGGTTTTATCTGATCCTGCTCGCATTGTTGAACCTAAAATCTGATGCGGTGCTTCTGGCATCACCAAAATTTTAGGTGTCCATAAACTATTAGAGTTAGCGATTGGCAAGCTAACAATATTTGTTAGCATGGCAAGCATGGCATCCGGTGAAGGTGCAAGCGCTAACGGTGTAGAGAAGTTAACTCTTCCCAATTGACTTGTTAACAGACCTTGCAGACCATAATCAGTATCACCGTAATAGCCTACACTGTTTATTTTCTTGTCCATCCCGTGAACAAGTGCTGTTGCGTAGCGGCTACTAATATTTGTACCGCGATTTTTTGCCTGTTGGATTTCTAACCATGTAATTTGAGTAAAATCAGAAATAGTTCTGATTGGATATTGCATCCGGTTGGCAAAAATGCCAACCCTTCCTCCGTCGTTTGCGTTAGGGGCAATAACCGTTGCAATTCCAAAAGAATCATACTCTAAAATTTCAATAGTATTTTCCCATTCGTAACCCTGCATTACTACTACAGGCATAATTTCACCACTAGCGATTTTTAATCGTGGGTGAGGTTTCATTGCAGCTTTAACTAAGCTTCTAGTAAGATCATTTCTAGCAAATACAGCTAAATCGGCATCTACTGTTGGTTGTTCTGCTGAACGTTGTGAATTATTTTTTTTGCGAGTAGTCATTATGATTCCTGGTAAATATTGAAGGTTTTAGAAGCGTTATTAAAGACTCTTTAATTAATTAAAGAACGTCAATATTCAATAGCACCAATCCAGCGGAATTATTTTTTGCCCAACAAGCTTTCTCCATAGGTAATTGACTGTAGTTTGGTGCAGCCGTTGATCTGAATGTTCCCTGTGTTCCATTTGCTACATCGTAGGATAGAAATACAGGTAAAGTTGGGTTAACAGGTGTAGGGGATTTAACGCAAATTTGCCCAGTTTTCAAACGTCCTACAGCTTGATTGGCTGTGTAGTAGCCGTTAACTTCAAGCGTCGTAAAAGCAGGTTCAGAAACATAATCAGCAAGATTAATCGTAGTGCATCCAGCAAATTTCAGCGTAGTGTCATCAATTGCACCAGTAGGCAATTTTGGCTTACCATCTTCGCCAACTACTAAGCCTCTACCGAATTTCAAACGTTCAGCACCTTTAGCTGCATTGTTTGTAACTGTTAGTTGATTAGTCGGTGTAGATCCACCATCCACTAATTCAAGCCTAATACCGCTTACAAAGCCTCTAACTGATACTTCTAAAGTGTTTGTGCCTTTTGCAGTACCTAACCCATTTAAGATGCTGTTAGCATTCCAAGCTGCGATCAATCCTGCTACAACTTCAGTAGCGCTAGGATTAGCGTCTGATTGATACTTAATACTTTGTCCGGTAGTCATCTCAGTTAAGCGATACATAGTAGCTTCCTGTACAGCTACGCTAGGAGTAACAACTAAAGCTTGTGGTGATGAATTACCTACATTAGGAATAGTATCAATTAGAAAATGCTCATGAAGCATTAACAGTCCTTCGATTAAGTCTGGTGTAGCACCAGTAGGAGAAGCATTAAGATAACTTGAGTACATTTTTAACTACCAATGATGGAATTTTCAGAAATTAAAAGCGGTGAATATGGAAGAGAATTAAAGACTCTTTAAGCGGTTTTTGTAACTTTTTTATTCCGGTTACGTCCTTTAATTCTGGCATCACGAATGCTCATATTTGTATCACTAGATGATCCACGATTAGCTTGGCTATCAGCGTTCAAACTAATAGAATCTGCTGCATCTTTTGTCTTCCCATCAACAGTATCTAGAATGGTTTTTGCCACACTGTACATTCCATCAACTGTGGCATCCGGTAAACCTTCAAGCAAAATATCTTTTTTCCATTCCTTAATAACTTGCTCTTGGATTTCTCTTGAATCCATCGCAATTAAAGACTCTTTAGTTGCATCAGGAATCAAATCTAAACCATCTAAAATTAGAGATAATCTAGAATTAATAACTTTAGTATCTACTGTAACAGTATCAACTGTTGGCGCTTTTGCAGCTTCAGTTTTTAACACTTCCACTTGTCCTTTCAAACTGTTATAACCATCACATACAGCCTGTACACTGTCAAATCCTGTAGATTTAACAATAGGCATCATAGGATCTTCCATCTTTGTTTGATCTGCTGCTGCTTTCAATTCTTGCACTAATGCCAACAATTGATTTATATGATCTTCAGGTATTGAAATTAGACCAGCTTCATCTACTTCATAATTATTTTGAACACCTTTTAGATCAACAGTAATAGATCGTTTCATTTTTTTAGAATCCTTTGTTATGTTTGCAGCAGCCATATCATAGTATTTTGTGTGATGTTCTTTTTTGATTTCTCCTGTAGAAATCAAAACATCAGCACTATCAAGATTGAGAACCTTTACAGTATTGCCTGATCTTCCATTTTCGCCAACATCCATCACGGCTAAATGGTTGTATGTTATGTGATCTTGTGGCTCCAAAGAATCAACGTTATAACCGTATTGTCTATGAGTGTATTTAGTATTATCGAATATTCCATCTTCAGGAATACGCTTAATAAAATACCCTGGTGAAAGTTCTTTATTACCTTGTTTAAGAACTGTTAAAGAGTCTTTAGTTTGAAAGTTTAGTCCTTTGATGCGTACATAGGGACTTGTTAAAGTAATATCTTCTACTTCATCACCAGTAACACCATGACCATACTTTCTAAAGTTTTCTGGTGTTACCATCACATAATTGTCATTCTCCATAGGATGACTGATTGTGATGGGTAAACCTGTAAGACTCTGCAAGCTTAACGGATGGAATACCTGATCAGGGTGTCTAAGTACTGACAACTTTTTTCCATCTGCTGTGTAGTAGTCTAATACACTAGCAATAGTAACGTTGGCATCTACTCGGAGGTGCCCCTGTTCATGTCGATATGGCTGATTTGCTGGTAAAGCCAATCCGCTATTGCGATCAACACAAAAAGATATACTTTCTTCTAAGTTTCCCATATCATTATTATCGCATTGATATTATAAATTTTATGTTTATTTATTGCCAATATGTTGCTTATTTATTGCCAATATGTTAATAGAAATTCAAATGATTTAATTATATGATATACTTATAGTTTGATGGCGAACAATAATTATAGTTAATGTTGTTGAAAGATGACAGGTAGAAAAGACTTAGGTGAAGTTGTTAGAATGCATCGCTTAAAATGCAGCTATACACGATATTACCTAGCTATAAAAACAAATGTTCATCCTAGCTTGATTACACGAATAGAACGTGGTGAGAGAGGGATTAACCCGCAATTATTAATACTCATTTGTAAAACATTAGATATTAAAAAAGTATGACTGATACAGGATTGCAAAATGATTCTAACTATCTAGATATGGTTAGAGGTTTAAGCTTAGGATCTGAAACTTACGGTATACCTGAATCTGCCAGCTTAAACGGATACAATCGTTATACAGAAATTTTTGAATCTTTGTATGATACAAATACATTTGCAGCAAATGTTATCGATCTATTGCCTCAATCTATGGGGCAAAACAAACCAACAATTAAATATCCTAACGCTGAAATAAATGGATATTTACAAGACCGAGTTAATAACATTATTCAACATTTTATAGATGCCTCTAAAATTGCTAGGTTAGTTGGCGGATCTGGCATCTTGATCGGTGCTAAAGGCTCTTTAAGTGAACCGATTGAACTATATGCTAGAGATCCACTTTATTACACAATTTTAGAAGGTGGTTCAACAGGTGAATTAAAAGTAGATTCAATAGACAAAAATCCTCAATCTAAAACATATCTTAAACCTTTATATTATCGTTTGAAATTTACAGATGAACCAATTCATGCATCTAGAATATTACCGTTTTATGGTATTAAACCATTAACTAAAAGACAATGGCGAAGGAATAAATATTGGGGTATATCGGTATTAGTTAGATGCTATGAAGCGTTAAAAAATCTAGATCGTACTGATACAGCGATCGCCTCAACTGTTGAAAAGTTTAGTAGAATTGTGATCAAAATTGCAGAGTTAACAGAACTAAGCAAAACACAAAAAGGACGAGATCAACTGGCAGAAAGATCTAGACAAATGAATTATAGTTGGAACTTACATAAAACTCTTCTCTTGCAGATGGGTGAAGAGGTAAGTAACTTAACAACTAATTATGATGGTGTGATCAATGCTGCTGAACATATTAAAAAAGTTTTAGCCTCTAGGACTGATACACCTTACACAAAATTATTTAATTCTTCTGCCTCTAAATCTGGATTATCAGGATCTAAATCGGATTCTGAAAGTGTTGATCGTGGTGATGAAAGACAATGGGCAGATTATGTTGATACTAAAAAAGTATCAGATTGGAATCCAAATCTATACAAACTTATTGATTATCTTCTACTAGGTTTAAGTATTGAAGATAGTGAAAAATATGAAATAGAACATCACAGCATTTTACAATTAACTGAAAGTGAAAGATCAGCAGTAGAAAAAACAAAAGCTGAAACAGCCCAAATATATATTGGTACTCAAGCTGTAACACCTGTAGACGTTGCAAAATCCTTAAAAGAGGGTGTCGATCTAGGATCTGTTATTGTTGTACCTGAACAACCGCTTATGATTCCTGGTAGGGTACCCATTAAAGCGTCTTTAATGCCTTCTCAACCTGAAGTTGGTGCATTGACACCTGAAACACCAAACAACGGTTTAAGAGCCTCACAGACAGGAATCATTAAAGACTCTTTCACAAGTGACGATGCAACTAGGGCACAGAAAAAAATTAAATGGAATGGCTTAAATATTGCTATCCAATATTTTCCGTTTCAGTTGCGTCACGGGAAAATGTTACTTGGTGCTTATGGTCATATTGAAAAAACTATTGCAGCAGATAAAATGGCTGCTGACGTTTATATTGGTACTAATTTAGAATCCAATAAAATTTTTGTTATCGATCAATGGATTGATGGAAAATTTGATGAAAAAAAATACATCATTGGTGTAAATGATTTGATGGAAGCTAAAAAACTTTATTTAGCTACTATGCCAGAATCTTTTATTGGTGGATTATATGAAACAAATATGGAAGAAATTAAGGAATTGCAAAAAGCGTATGATAAAAAACATTCATCTACAAAAGACGCTAAAGATGAGAATATTATAATTACTGGTAGAATTGTTTCTGCTGCAAATGATGATCGGGATTCTAAAGTATCTCAGAGAATTATTAATAATGTGGATGAACGACGCAAAAAACTATACCCATTAAATATGGCTGATATAGTTGATCCTGATTAAAGAGTCTTTAATGGAATTAATAAAAGATGGGTATTAGATGGAACGATGGAAAAAAACAGTATATAAAAGATGATGGATCTGCTGTTACCGATAAAGAATTAAAATCCTTATTGAAATTACATTTAGAAGATGGAAAAACTAGGGTTAACCAAATAGGTGAGAAATTATTAACTCAAAAGATTAGTCTTTTAGAATGGCAATTAAGAACTAGAGAGGAATTAAAAGAGTTACATTTAGCCAATTTGTTATTGGCTAGAGGTGGAAAAAATAATGTTACTTCTAAAGACTATGCAGAATTAGGGAGAACATTAAAAAACGAATATAAGCATTTAAGGGATTTTACAAAAGACTTAAATAGAGGCTACAACATAAAGAACGGACAAAATTATGAAATAACTAAAAAAGGATTTTTTGACAGACTAAATAAATATGTAAAAGCATCAGAAATCAGTTATGAAAAAGGTCTAAAAAATAATCATATTGAAACGGACTACAAGTATGCTCAACGATTTTTAAACTCTACTACTCCATGTGTTGAATGTTCATCATATGCAGCATTAGGAGTTATTGACATTGTTGAATTAATTCTACCTAAAGAAGCTTGTAGCTGTGGATCACGGTGCAAATGTACAGTAGAATATTACACAGATAAACCATAACAGGAATCACAATGGTAAAGAATTTTTTCAGACAATCACAAGCGGTTATGCTATTTGTTACGTGGTTAGGTACGCTTGAAGAAATAATGAAAGATAGGAAACTATCAAATGAAGAAATCAGCCAATTGGTGTTAGGACTTTTACCAATCTTACAGTTATATGGTGTAAATGTTACACCACAGCTAACATCACCAGTTGCTAGAAACATCTATGAAAAGATTCAATCAGCAGCAGCTATAAGTAATGTGGTAAATACGGCTGCTAGTTCTAATCTATCGGATATGATTCCTGATAGAAACGGAGAGAATTACACTTAAGACTTCAGGTGCATCTACATCTATTCTGAAGAATGTTATAGTTCATAGGGTTTAACCCTATGAACTTTTTTATGTTTGTTTTGCACTGAATTGAACTTTATAAGCATCACCGTCTATGGTTGCATAATTGCCGTCTATATCAACCCAAACTAGAAAAGCGGCATAACCTTCATGAAAGCCTAGCGCGTTCGTTGTAGGGTGTCCTGCTAGCCAATTAGGAGGAATCATCAACGTTGGTATATATTGAATCGGTTCAAACTCATCAGCGATTGTTATTGGTATTTTTGAATAATCTTGAAATCTTTTCAATATGTCAAAAGCATTTTTTTGTAATAGTGTTAATGTGCAACTAATGACAATCTGTTTAGGTGGTGGATATGTACCTCCAACAATTTGCAATCCTCCACCAATTGTCCGTCCCTCTGCTGACAGAAACTCATTTGGATTTCCGTTATAACTCTCAATTTCTGTTATTAATAATTGAACGTTTGTAGATGGGTGAGAGAGTTTGATCTTCTTAGTGAAGAGATACGGATCATTTTCAACAATGCCAGCACCATAAGTTACAATCATTTGTTAAAGACTCTTTAATTAAATAGTTGATCGTAGATGCGCCATCTGCAATTTAATCATTCGATCATAACTTCTGTATCCATTATCATCTGATTTGAATGTTACAGGTACAGTCATATTTGGCGATCTAGATTCAATCGTATTCCTTAGCATTTGAATTTCTGCTAATAATTGACCGTTTTGATTGATTGATTGTACCTGTTGAGGTGTATTGAATTTTGCCTGTCCTACACGTTGTAAGGCTGCTAAATTCTGCCTAACTTGCTGTTGTGTTAAAACACTACCATTGGCATCCGGTATAAAAATTTCCGGTGTAGATTTACCATCATCAAAAATTTGATAAGGTGTATTAGCTTTAACATTACCTCCATACCTTCTGCCTTGTATAGTTTGCCGATTGGTTTGTGTTGGTGTAGTAGTTGGCGTTTTATCTCCATCAACTTTAGTTTTATTTCTAATCGCTTCAATTCTTTCAGCCGTTGCAATATCAGCGTTACGCTGTTTATTGTTAAATGCCTCTTTTCTTTTTTCTGCTGCATCTTGGGCAATATCATCTAACTTGCGTTCTTTATCGTCAAATTTTTCTTTTCTAGCTTCTAAAGTTTTCTCATATCTATCTTTGATTTTTTGAATTGCTTCCTCATTTTTTGCATTTTTAACTGCGATTGCATCAGCAAGTTTTAGCCTTATTGGGTTGAGTGTTTTTTCCTCAAAAGCTAAACTAGTATTATTTATTTGCTCTTGCTGCTTAAGTTTAAGTGGTGTAATAACCTTATCTTCAAAGCTTAATCGTGCATTTGCTAATGCTTCATCCTGTTGTAATTTAAGCGGTGTAATAACATTAACTTCAAACTCTTCTTTTTTCTTATTCTGTGCCTCTTCAAACTCTTCTTTTTTCTTGTTTTGAGCCTCTTCAAACTCTTCTTTTTTCTTGTTTTGAGCCTCTTCTAATAATTCTTTTTTCTTATTCTGTGCCTCTTCAAACTCTTCTTTTTTCTTGTTTTGAGCCTCTTCAAAAGCTATCTTTTTAGCTTCTATTGGCGCTTGTAATTGTTCGCGTCGTAGTGCTAAAGTATCTTCTTTTGCAAAATCTTCTTTTAATTTTGCTTTTGCTTTTGCATCTAATTCAGGATCTTCGAGTTTAAGTGTTCGATCAACTTTACTTTGATCTTTAGTAATACCAGATTCAAACGCTTTACTAGCACCATTTAAGGTAGAATCAAACGCTTTCTTTTCACTATTTAATGTTTTTTCTAATGCTGATTTTTCAGCGTTAAGTGTACGTTCTAATGATTTACGATCATTATTTAGATCATTTTGAAAGGCTCTTGCAACAGATCTTTCACGATCATTAAATGATTTTTGTTCATTACGAATAACAGCTTCATTTGATCGTTTAATCGTGTTTTCTTGAGTATTAAAATCTTTATTTAATTCTCTAATTTCTGCATCATTATTTTTCCTAAGTGGATTTAGAACATCATTTTCAAATGCTTTTTTAGCCGTTTCTATTTCTATTTCGTTTCTTTTTCTTAGTTCATTTATTTCTTTTTCTTGTATTGCTTTTAGTGCATCAGTTTCTTTTGATTCCTGATCCTTAATTGTATCGATCGCCTTATCTTCTGTTTTAGCTCTAACACGTTTTTCTTTTTCTAATTGTCTTGATCTATCTCGTTCACTTGCTCTTTCTTTTATCGTTTCACTTGCTTTTATTGCATCAGCATTCCGTTTAATTTCTTGGGTTTCATCTTGTATTCTCTCTTTCGATTCTTTTTTAGATTCTGTATTTTTCTTGGTTGCATCACCTTCTTTAATAATTGGATCAATAGCACTTGCTAAAGTTGCTTTTTGTGCTTCAATTGCTTCAATCTGTCTTTTAATTAGATTGATGTTTGTTTCACGATTTTTATTTTGGGCATCTGCTGAACTGGTTACGCTTACATTACCTTTCGAATCTATCTCACCTGTTGTTACAAAATCAAGTGCTTTTCTAAAACCTGTATTTTTAACTTCCGGTGTTTTCTGAGCATCATCTAATTGTTGTTTAAGTAGTGTTAAAGCCTTTTCAGCATTTGCTAAAGACTCTTTAGCATTTTGTTTTTCCTGTTCAGTTATTGCTAAACCCTTTTGTCTTGATGCATTAACCGAATCAATCGCAGCTTTTAGTTTTTGTTGAGCGTTTAAGCCAACATCGCTTACTATTGCCGTCCTAGCGTTTAACACTTCTAATATATCGTTTTGCTCTTGTAATGCCTCTGTAGTCTTCACAATGCCAACTACAGCAGCACCAGCACCTAATACCGCTAGAGGTGCTAAAACAGACAACAGAGCAAACTTTAACCCACCTAGCGCACCTGTAGCCGTAATAGTATTACCTGTGAATACTTGCGTAGCAATTGAGCTAATAGCCGTTTGAGCCGATAATTTTAATTGATTAGCACCAGCTAAAGTAATTTGTGTGTTAAATAAGAATTTAGCTGCTGTTGCTGCTTTTGTAGCACCTGTACTTAAAATCGTTGCTGCTGTTTCTGCGACAGTTGCAGCAGCTTCACTAATTTTTAGTAACTGGTAAGTTGCAGTAACAGCGATCGCGGCTGCTATAGCACCTGTTAAAACAGTGACACCAAATACTAATTGTTGAACTATCGGAGGTGAAGCTAAAAAAGTATTAATTAAGTCTTTAGCCGTTAACGCTAAAGGCTCTAATGCACTCGATTGCAATTTACCTGTAGCGATCGATAATGTTGATAAACTGGAATCAAGTTGAACAGTAGCACCGCTTAAACCGCTTAAAGAGTCTTTACCAGCTTTTGCAGCTACACCTAAATTTCTAGATGCTTTTTCTACTTTATCAATATCAGCTTGTGTTCGTGTTAATAATGCACCAACAGCCCTTCCACCTTCAGTATCGAATAAAGCTTTTAGAATTATATCCCTTTCACCTTTATCAAACTTTGAAAGCTGTGCTTTGATAACTGGTAAAGTTTGCAATAGTGGCTTTAATTGTTTAGTGTCAGCATCTCTAATACTTACACCTAATAAATCGAATGCTTCACGCATTCTAGCGCTACCTCTAACAAGGCTCATAACCTCCGGATTCGCTTCTGCTGACGCGATTTTAAGCCTTGTCAATGCTGTGTCTAAGTTTCTGCCACCTTGTCCACCTTGTAAAGCAGCATCACCTAATAGCGTTAATAGACCAATAACATCTTCTACAGGCTGATTAGCTTCTCTACCAGATACACCTACATACTTTAATGATTCTCCTAATGATTCTACAGATACATTACCAGCGTTAGCAGCACCAACTAAAGCATCAATAACTCTTGGAATATCATTAGCTGTTAAGCCAAATTGCCTTACTGCTTTTGCTGCAATATCGCCTATACTACTCAAACTTGCACCAGACGCAAGAGAACCATCAATTAATGATGGTAGCGCTTTTGCAGTTTCTTCTATACTAAAACCTGCTCTAACTAATTCGATAGAAACATTAGCAATTTCTTGGGGTGTTTTAGCTGTTGCTTGCCCCAATTTTGTTACAGTTTTTTCAAAATTAGCTAACTTTTCTGTGCCAAATATTTCAGCCGTTATACCAACCTTTTTTATTGCGTCTTCATAAGCAATAAAATCTTTAGTTCCCTTTAATAAACCTACTCCTATAGTACCAGCTACAGCAGTACCAACTATAGCTGTGTTCTGCAAAGCTTCCTGTTTTTCAGATTCGCTTTTAACAAAATTCTTATTAACAGGTGTATTGTTAATTGTATCAAATTGATCGGATGTAATTTTTAACTGTGTAGATAATTGTTTCTGAATGTTTGTTAATTCTACACCAGCGCTCTGAAGCTTTTTATAAGTATTAACAGCTTCATTTGCCGCTAAGGAATCACCTTTAAAAGCTTGTGTAACTGCTGTTATCGCTGTTTGATTACCCTTCAAACTTACAGCTAAATCGTTAGTGGCTTTAACAGCTTTTTGTTTTTGATCGGCTGCTTCTTTCGCAGCTTTTGCTGATTCCCTTTGCGCTTGCGCTTCTGCTGTTAAAGACTCTTTAACCTTTTGAGCCGTTAATCTAGCATTCAATTCAAACTGTTTTTGTGCCTCAATTGTTCGAGCCTTCTGAGCAGCAGCTAGATCTTTCTCTGCCTGTGCCTGTGCTGCTATCTCTTCCTTTAGCTTCTGAGCAGACAGCTTGGCGTTAGTCTGAAAAATCTTC